CTCGATCAGCTTGGCGCCGGCATCTGCGCTGTTCAGGTCGCCGAACTTGCCCTCGAGCTTGCTGAGGATGTCCATCATCGGCAGCAACTTGCCGTTCTGGCCGGTGAACTTCATCCCCAGCTTTTCCGAGGCGGCGCCGATGTTTTCGAAAAACGCTTTATAGATCCCGCCGGCGTCTCCGCCTTCCATGGTGCTGCTGAGCGAGCCGATCACCGCGAACTGCTCGGCCAGGTCGACGCCAAAGGTGGTGGCGATCGAGCCGACTTCCTTGAACGCATCCTTGAGCTGGGCGCCGTCGGTGCGAAACAGCTTCACCGCCAGCGCGGTCTGGCCACCGAGTTTTTCAACCCACTCGGCTTTGCCCATCGCGTCGGCCTGGCCCTTGAACAGGTTGTACATCGTGCCCACGTAGGCGCCCATGGTTTCCGCATCGCCCTTGGTCGCCTTGGCCAGCAGGTTGCTGGTGTTGGTGAACGTGGCCAACTGGTCACCGGTGAGCCCCTTGATCGCGCCTTCGATGCTGTACGCCGACGCGACAAAATCCCGGGCGTTTTCGCCGTAGGCCACGGAGAACTCGAGGGACTTGCGATTGAGTGCGTTCAGCGCGTCCTCGGCCACGCCCAGCGATCTGACCTCGCCCAGGGCGCGGTTCATCTCCAGGGCAGGTGCCAACGATTCGGTGATAGCCGCGCCGGCGCCGATCATGCCGCCCAGCCCCATGCCCATCGTCTTGATGTTCTTTTCGCTCTTCTCGGCAAGGTCGGAAAAACCCATTTTCACCTTGCCCAGGGGCGCGGTGACCTTGTCGGTCAGACTCAAAATGAAAGCCAGGCGGGCAGCGCGGTCAGCCATGCGTGTTTATCCGTTCAATGCCTGGGCGATGCCGTTGGCAACGGCGATCCCCATGCGGTGCCAATATTCGTCCTCCAGCCACTTGGCAGTGCCCATCACCTCGGGTGTGGGCGCTTCACCAGGGAACCAGCGACCGGACAGGGCCAACAGTTGGCCTAGCCCGTCCTCTTTCAGGCGCTCAGCGTGCTCGAGGGCTTTTTTACGATGACTTCAACGTCCGGGCCGTACTCCTCGACCAGCGCGCCGGCGAGTTGCATCACCATCACCGGGTTGCCCAGCAGCGCCTTCAACGTGGCGCGTTCTTCCTGCTTGACGGTGTTGACCAGCAGGTTGTTGGCCGGGGCGACCTTGTTGTTCTGGGTCAGGCTGTTGAAGTACTTGGTCACGTCCTGCGGCGTCAGGGTGAAAGTGAATTCTTTGTCGCCGACTTCCAGGGTGATATCGCGTGTTTCGCTCATGATCTTTTCCGTTGTGGTGGTTGGTTAAAAAGGTGCTGCAGCCGCTGTTCCAGCCGGTCTTCCAGCTTTTCCATGGCCTTGTCGATGTGCTCGGCCCGGACGTATCGTTCAGCGACCTCGATGCGAAACTCGAGGTGTTCACGGCGGGCCGCGCTGATCTGTTTGAAGAGGTACACCTGAAAGCCCGCGACGCCGGTCAAGACCAGCTCGGTGATCATCAGCAGTACGCTCACGGTCATGGATGAAAGCTCCATTTCATGCGCTCCAGTTGCCACGGCCGCCGATCCGCACGGCGGTGTACATCAACCAGGCCAGAGGCTTGGGCATGCCCTCCTCGAGCAAGGCGTCGTAAAACACCTGGTCGGCTTCGGCCTTGGTGAATCGGTCGGTGGCGTTGGTGTAAATGAAGTCATGCACCACCGACGGCCGGCGGGCGCATTCATCGTCACGCGGGATCAGCCACCAGACCGGGCGGGGTACGCTGGCCAGGTCGGTGCGGTAGCACTGCGGCACCGTCACCCACTGGTTGCCCGTCGTCAGGTACATCAGCGGCCGAACCAACTGCCATTGTTTGGTGCCCATTACCGCCTTCACGACCAGGGAGGTTTTAAAGGGCATCGGCGGCGCACTCCACGCGGATTTTGTTCGGTGCTGCGCTTACGTCGATCACCTCGCGAAGCGCCAAACGCAGACGTTCGGGGGCTTGGCAGTACGCCCCGGTGATGGCCGCGACTTCCTCGCCGTAGGACTCATCCAAGGCGATGGCGATGTTTTCCAGCTGACTGCCGAACAAGACAGCGCCCAGGGCAATGAGGGCATGGGTGTGATTCAGGCGCATTCAGTAGCTCCAGATCGCAGGGCTGGGGAGTCGACCACCGACCGGCGCCATGCCCAGATGAAGAAAACGCGAGTTGCCGCGCTGGCTGATGCCGAAGCGGGTGAACTTCAAGTTCATCGCCAGGCGCAGGATCTCCACGGCGTCCTCGCCACGGCAGCGCACGTCAACGGCCAGGCCAGTGCAGTGTTCACCTGGTGCGGGTTTGTTCACTTCCACCGGGTGCTTCGGGCAGCGGTAGGCGCTGCTCAGTGCCATCGGCCGGCCAAATTGCTGACGCAGGGTCACCAGCTCGGCCATGAACGCCGGATCCATCTCGGCGCCGGTGCTGTTGCATTTGCCGCATTTGCAGCGCAATTCAGCGGCGGCGAAGTACGGCCAGGTGATGTTGCTCATCGGCGTTGTCCTTGTTCGGTCAGAGAGGCGCACGGCGTGCAGCGGACGATCCCGCCCTGGGCGCGGCGCTTCTCAGGAATAGGTTCTTCACAGTCCAGGCAGTGAACCCGGCTTGGCCCGCTCGGCCGCGCTTGGGCGAGCTGGGCCGCGATCGCTTGGTCACGCTGGCGTTGTTCCAGCGCCTGAGCACGGTCGAACGGGCACACCATCAGCGCAGGCCCTCGATCTCGGTAGCGTCCAGGTACGGCACGCCGTTGATGCGGATGAAGTCCGGACTGGTGACGTCGAACGGCACCTTGTGTTTGGATTTCTCGCCGCCCTTGGGATCGACTGCCAGCAGGCTGGACACCTTCAACTTGCAGCCGAAGGCCTCGACGCGCAGCTCCTCATCGCCGGCGGCGGCGAAGAACACCACGTCGAAGGTTTCCATCTTGCGAAAGCTGCCCGCCGATCGGGCAGCCTCGATCAGCAAGTTGAAGTTGCTGGTGTCGAATTCCATCTCGCCACTGGCCGAGACATCGCCGTCGACGTGCCCATTCGGCACGCCTCCGCTCTGCGCCACGGCGGTGTTGTCCGTGATGTCGAGCGTGCAGTTGTCGACGTGAACCTGCAGGTCGCCCAGGTTCACGTCGAAGTTCTTGCCGCCAATACGGGCTGACATAGGGGCTTACTCCAAATCGTCGTTGGAAAGGTCGAGGGCGATGTTGGCCGTCAGGTCTTTCGGGCAGTTGAGCGGCCGGATCTTGATGTAGATCTCAACCTTGGTTTTGCTGTGCCACACCAGGACGATGTCGCCGTCCTGGGGCGATTCGATTTCGCCCGGGAACACCTGGCCGGCGAAGGTGGTGGACTTGGCCATCTGGCGCAGCGGCTTCATAAATGCGCTGATCGCGGCGGCCATGCTATTGGGGGTGTTGTTCAGGCGGCGATCGCCGACACGGCGGATCAGCAGCGGGCGAACTTGGCGCGCAGCCTTGTCGGCCAGGCGCAGGTACTCGATCACCTGGAAGTCGCTCGCCGGCGCATCGAGCATGTTGCCGTCGCCCCAGAACACACCCGGGTAGTCGGGGTAGGTCTGCGACACGGAGAAACGCGCGGTATCCAGCTCGGCACGGATCGCGGATGGCAGCGGCACGGATTCTTTGTCGGTCGGAACGGGGCCCAGGCCCAGCAGCGGACCGGAGGCCACGCGCATCGGGCTGTCAGCAATACTGATTGCGGCATTGGCCAGGCGGCCCGCCAACACACCCAGGTCATTGCCGTGCAGTTGCGGCACGACCAGGACACGCGGCGCGGCCAGGTCTGCGGTAATTTCTTTGTGTTCGACCAGGTAATCCGCCCAGGTCTGCAGCGCAGTGATACCGACACTCGCCGCCATCACAAAAGCGCGACGCCCGTAGGTGTTGTTCAGTGCGATTGCGGCGTCATGCATGGCCGACAATTGCGCACCGGCGGTCACCGGTTTGGTGATCACCACCGCCTCGACAGAGAACCCTTGCTGCTGGGCCTTTTCCAAGGCTTCGGACCACTCGCCGTCTGCCGCGATCGGAGCGGCCAGGCACGCCCAGCGATCGCCGCCATTGAGGCGTGCAGCGGTGATCTGGGTTTTCAGGTCACTGACCGGAATGCCCAGGGCGCCGTCGAGGTCGCTGTCGGTGTTCAGGGGGAGCAGCTGGCCGACGTTCTTCGCGCCGGTGCCGATGAAAAGGAAATAGCGCTCGATCTCAGTCACGGCACCTTGGCCCAGATTGAGATTGTTAACGCTGACTTTGCCGAGTGCCATGCAGTGCCTCGCTAGCG